ACCAAGAGCACGGTTCTTTTTGACGTACTCTTTTTCATATCTCTTAGCCTCTTTCAGTAGAGTCTGAGAAGGATAGACTCTTCCGTTCTTGTTCTGCTTATCTGCCTGCATAAAGATGCCTTCGATGGAATACTTCTGGGATCCATCGTCGGCAGACTCTTTTAGCAGTTTGATATTGTCTTGAACTGTCTCGGTAATTAGAAGCATTTTTTCTTTCCTTATCAGCCGCCGAACTTAGCGAGGAAAATTCCTAGATCCTCACCGTCGACAACTCCGTCTCCATTGAAGTCGTATCTAAGGTCACGAGAACCGAAAGCGGCAAGCATGCCGTTCATGGTGAGAGGACCCTGACCAGCGGCATCAACTACACTTGGGGGAGGGGTGCCATGACCGCCTTTGCCTCCGCCGCCTGGACCGCCGCCATCGGTGGCCTCTTTCAGACCTTCTTCCATTTCTTCCTCTTCTTCGCCTTCACCCTCAGAGTCGTTGGCAGGATCTTTCTTCCATGCTGCCTCGACTTCGTTGAAGAAATCGTCTCTCTTCTCCTTGGGGATGTCGTTGGGAGAGTCGGCATCGTACTTGTCGAGCATCTTAGCAAACAATTCCTTGTATGCCTTCTGCTCTGGGGAATCCTTGGCCTCTTGGAGGTTCTGGATACGTTGTGCATAAAATCTTTGCTGTAGGTTCATCGTCGTCCGCCTCCCATGCCCATGCCGTTGCCGCCACCAGGACGACCTGCGGGACCAGCAAAGCTACCTGGGTTCATTCCACCCACTTTGCCTAGTGCTCGAGCGTGTTCTGGTTTTAGACCGCCAAAACCCTGCTGACCTTGATTACCCATCATAGCCATCGCCATCATCATCTGGAACATTTGCATCATCGACTTTGGGTCGAAGTTTTCTTTGACTTCTTCCTTGGAGTCTTCCTCGTCAGAGTCTTCCTCTACCTCTTCCTCTTCCTCGGATTCGAGATTGAGGACTTCGTACTCTTCCTCTTCTTCGTCTTCGCTCCAACCCTCTTTCTTGGTGGACTTCTTGGAAGACTCTTCTAGTCTGCCTGCCACGTCACCAGAAATGATGCGGTTTGCGATGGTCTGAAGGGATGCTTCTTCTGAGAGAACTTCTCCTGCCTTACCAAAAAGACCAGTTTCCACAGCCTCCTTAGCCTCGAGGAGGTTCTCGTCAGATACAGCGGTGATAAACTTTTTGCCCACACCTCTAATCTGTGAGCCATAGAATCTGTCTTGAAGGTTCATATAATTACCTTTCGGTGTTAGTTTTGAGATGTCCGATCTTTCTATTTATTTTTCTTCGGTGTCTGAGGAGCCGTCATCGTCATCCTTCTTGCCATCGCCCGATTCGGGTCCCTCGGTTTCGCCGTCTTTGGTATCGGGCGGTGGGGTTGAGTCTGTCTCATCGGTGGGGGCCTCCTCAGGAGCAGGTTCAGGAGCATCGAACTTCGCCAGCCACTTATCGAAGTGCTTGGACTTGATGAATGCTTGGGTTTCTGATTCTGCTTTGATGGGGCCTGGGAACATTTCCCATCGGTATCCGTCGATGTAGACAGACACGGGTTTGTTCTTGCCAATGCCGATAGTTTTTAGAGTGATGACATGATCGCCTGCATCGACCGTCTTGAGGAAATATTCTTTTTCTAGACCTGGATCTAGTGTTGGATCTTCAATGGTACCTTGGACTTCTCCAGGGCTGGGTGCCTCTTCGCCTTCTTCGTTGAGAGCATGATCTCTCTTCAGCAATAAATCGGCCTCTAATTCGAAACCTTCAACGATATCGCTGATAGCATCGATATCCATAGAGCCTGGACCTTTGGTTTCCAGGCTTTTAGAGATTTTCCTCAGGATTTCATATGCTCGGTCGCTTGCCATTATAGTGCCTTTCTCAAAACTCTGCTTCGTCTGAGATGATTCCTTCTTCTCTTTCCTTGGCGATCTGTCTGTCCATCTCCTTGATGTCTTCTTCAGACTGCCTTAGTAGATTCTTTCTGACCCATTCGACACTAAAGTATTTGCCGATGTACTCATCAACATCGTTCAGTGCTCTGGTTCTCTCTGCTAGAACCTCAAAATCCTTCAGTTCGGAGAAGTGGTTATCTTTGCAATACTCGAATCTAATGTAGCTGGAGATGTTCTCCCACTCGTCCGAAGTCATGATGCCTTTGCAGAGACACTGGGTCTTGAGCATGGTGAGGAACAAGTCGTTGAACTTGATGCGTAGTCTGTCAATGTACTTCATGAACTTGACTTCATCTCTGGAAATCTCTGATGCTCGACCGACACCGAATCTGTCGTCTGTCTGCATTCTGGTCCGAGGGATGTTCAATGCGTCGTACAACTTGCTCTGGAAGTAAATTACGTCTTCCATCTCGCCTAGGTTCTGACCGCCGTCTAGGGTAGAGATCTCTGTACCCTTACCACCTTCTCTTCGAGGCAACCAATAGTCTTCAAGCATGCTCATGTGCCGCTTATCGTCCTTGATGGCACCTGTAGATGCATCATAGACCAGCTTATTGCGGTACTTGTTCATGATGGTCTTGACGTATTGTTCCGCCTTTGTCTTAGGAAGCGAACCAACGTCGATGTAGAATACACGTCGTTCTGGTGCACGCGAGATGCGGTAAATTACCGAGGCATCCTCGATCATACGCAACTGGTTGAGGGGTTTGATCGCCTTGTGGAGGTAAGAAATGACCTTCTTATTGGAAGCATCGTAAAGACCAGAAGTAACATAGCATACTGCCTCAGGTGCAATGCGTACTGCTTCTGGAATGTCCTGATCTTCTCTATAGAGGTAGTATTCTTCAGCCTTTTTGATTGTGTCTGCAACTGCACCAGTACGATCTACCCTAGTTGAATCCTTCTCTAGTTCGATGACCTTCTTGATCTTGGTGGGGTCAACGAATCTAACATCTTGAATGCCCTTTTTGGGATTCTTAGGATCAACGACCATGTGGTAGAAAATGCGACCGTCCACATACCATCTCCTAAAGATTTCATATCCTTTGGTGGAGAAAGTCAAGAGGTGATATAGGTAATCGAACTCGTCTTGGATCTTGTTTTTGATATTATCAGACAGATCTTTCACCTGCTCTAGATCGAGCTCCACGGTCTGATTTTCTTCATCATAAACAATAGTCTCGTTACAGATATCCTCCACCGCAGATTCTACCTCTGGGTGGAGGACCATTTCACGATATCGATTGATGAACTCTACTTCGGTCTTGACTTCGCTATTAAAATCAATATATGCACCAAAATAACCACCAGCGGAGGCGGATGCATCTACTATAGAAGCACCTTCCTCGTCGTTGGGTTCGACAAAGGATGGGAGATTATTTCTCTTCTCCTCTTCATCTTTTTTGTTGGATCTTCCCAAGGAAAATCCGAAAAACTCAAGTGCCATTATATAATGCTCCTGTAAAGTGAGGTACCATTATTTAGGTTTACTCACAGGATATCAGTTATCGGTATCACCAGGCGCGGCGGCGATGCCAAGCCCGACCGATTCATCGGTGGTCTGAGACAAGAAGTAGGTGTACTGCAGGGTGACATCAAAGGTCTGGAGATCGGTATCCTCAGAACTTAGTTCGATCTGAGCAACCTCGGAAGGCCAGCAGTGGAGGAACTTATAGGACTTGATTGGTTTACCAGTCCTGTCGAGCTGCTCCACGTTCCACTCTGGGAAGAGTGTACCAGTGAGGTTGAGATCTGCGGTAGCAACGTTGTCTACCGTCTTGTTGATGTCGTCCATCCACTTCTCGAATGCATTGCGGAGTTCCATATCACCGTCAGACATGAAGGTGAGGGTCCATTCTGCATAGGTCCTGTCTCCAGGGATCTTTAGCTGTCTGCCACGGTAAGGAACCTCGATTGGTTCAATGGTGGTGGCGGGCATTGCAGCAGCACGGCAAAGATAACCGACCTTGGTTGGGAGGGAGATAGAGCCGATGTCACCCTGAACTCTGAACAGGTTGGATCGGACGCCGCCCTTTGATAGTGCTGTCTTAAACTTATCGATATTCATTGATTTCTCCTATCAGGATCCGATTTCAGAGAAGTCTACACCCTGTGAGGTGGCGACGAAACTGAGGGTGATGAAGTTAATTGACTTGGTGGGTTTAATGAAGATGTCAGCAACGAACTCGTTGCGGTCGATAACCGCCGATGTGTTGTTGCTACTATCACAAACTACCTTGAATTCAGTGATCCCGCGACGGGCCTTGACGTCCCTTAGGAAGGGTTCGACCATGGTCTTGAAGTGGGATCGAGTAAAGGTGTCGTTCTGCTCAAACAACTGGTACTTAGCAGCGGTAGCAATTGCCTTCTCAAGCACGATGAACAAACGTCGCACGTTCAGTCTATCGAATGCAGAAGGCTTAGCGAGCAGGGTCTTGTCTCCGAAGAGGACTGTACCCTCGCCTGGGAAGGACACCACTGGGTTAACCTGATCCTTGTAGAGGTTATCGCGGTTGGCCTTGGATGGGTTGAATGCTAGTTTAACCACACCACGTACCTGACCACGATTAAAACCTGCTGGTGAGAACCAAGTCTCAGAATTCTCGTCCGATCTTACTGCAATACCAGCGACATCACCGTTTAGTGGGACCCATCGGTATGAGTCTGAATATCGATCGTACTGGTACTTCCAACCAGAGTCGAGGAATGCATAAGAACTGCTCTTGTTGAGCTGGGTGTTTCTATAGTCCAGAACTGCTGATTCTGCGGCAGCCTGTGTTAGGGGGACACCATTGGAAATGCAGTCTGTTTCTTCTGGGGAAAGGAACGCAACGCAGTCCTTACGGGCATCTGCAATGTCAACGATACCACCAGCCTGGGTGGAATTTGCTGGACCACCGATGATGATTGAAATGTCTTCGGCATCGGTGTCACTGAGAAGTCCCCAACCCTGAGACGAACCAGTCGCTGGGATGGTGCTACCGAACTCACCAGTACCACCTGCTAGCGATACCGCGTAACCAGCAGTGTTACCACTGGCAGCATTGAGTCTGTCGAAAGATCCTCCTGCTGCTGAGACCACTGATCCCCAAGTTAGGTTACCAGCCTCACCAGTTGTACCCTGTCCATAGGTGCCTCCTTCTGGGTGAG